CGCCGTAAAGATGGTTAGCCGTGCCAGCCGTGTAACTTAAATTAATATTCTTTAGGTGTCCAACGTTATTGGCATTTATGCGCTCATAACCGTTGTATGTCAATCGGTATTCCTTAATCGGTTGATTTAGTCCGCCGCTAATAATTTCCATGTATTGCGCTGGCAAAGAGTACAACGCAATAATTGGCGCGTTTGGTTGTTCGCCACGTCTAGCGCCGTAAATGTAGGCGTTGCCAGTTATTAAACGAAATGCGGCAATTTCTTTTAAAAGGTTGTCCCAAGTTTGGAACTCATTTGGCTTTTTAAATAGACGGTCTAATTCAGGAATGCTAACCTCTTCCAATGCCCTTGCCTTGTATTGTTGAGCCTGGAACTTGGCGCCCGAATTGTCAAACGATTTGCTCATTGATTTGTAGTACTTCAAAGCCTTTTGATCCTTTACCTCATAGACTACAATCGGCGCCGTGCTTACCTTGTTGATGATTAAGTTAATTATGGCGTAAAGGTCAGAGTTTAAATAAAGACCTTTCTCGATAAAATTTTGCGTTGTTGGTGCGGTCCAAATAACGTTGTTGCCCAGGTAAGGAAAAACCGCGTTTAAATATGTTGAATCCTTTTGGTTTAAACCTAGCGCGTTTTTTATTCTATCTAAGTAAGTCATTCCGTTTCTTTTTTTGTAAAAATAGGGTAATAAAATAAAAAAATGATTCAATATTCTAAACGTGCCAAAATTTAGAAACCGATAGCTTATCAAAGACATACCTAATTGCATCAATGGTATGGTTGAAATCGTCCCTGGGCGTGTCCGAGCGTTTGTCGCTCCAAATGTAATTGTTTAGCTCTTTTATAATTGTCTTGCTTTCCCCTGTTACAACAATTTGATAGTCTTGCATTTTTTTAATTCCATATCTAACCGAGTCGGGTCCTTTGGTGCATGGGATAATATTAAAACCCATGTTATAAACCTCGTTTATTAGCCTTGGCTCTGCCGAGTCTGCAACGATCATGTCATTAGGCTGGCAATGTTTGCCAATCTTTTTAGCAATATCGTTGGTCGTTAGTCCCGTTTCTGCAAAGCATTCATGGCAATAAATTAAAGCTTTGTCCTCATCAACTGCAACTTTTATTAACGTGGTTGGGTCAACGCTAAATCCAAAGTCCATTCCAAAGCCAAAAGGCAAAGAGTTGTCAAAATTATCAATTTTCCAGTTCTCAAAAATGGCTCCCTCGGCTTTGTCCATCCAATAACCCATGACAATATGGTTGTATTTAGTTGGGTTTCTTTGCTTTATTGCCTCAAAACGATTTATAACCGTCTCGTTTAGGTTGTCTATGTTATCTAAATAGGTCGTATGAATATAGGTACAATCGTTTTTTATCCCTGTAAAGCCTGAGTTTACCATGTAATCCTCAAAAAAACGCTTATAAACCCAATGCTCTTTGGTCGCTGGGTTCATTACCAGCAAAACGCGGTTGGGTTTTTCAACTGCCCTAACCGATAAGTCAATACGGTCGAAAATATCCTCATCTACTAGCTCCTCGGCCTCGTCCATTACCCAGGTAGTAACGCCAGCGATTGACTTTAAATTAGCCGTTGCGGTGCCTTGGCTGGTTTTTATGCCTTTAAACAAAATCTTTGATCCTGTCGCCTTGTTAATAATTTCGGACTGTGTTATTTCGAAATCGTCGGCCTTATTCATTAACTCAATCTTATCGATAAACTCAGGAATAATTGAAATAAACGCCGAGGTTAGCGTCCAACGAGTAAATAAAATAATATGGCCCTCCTCATAAGTTAGATTTAAAAGAAACATGGACAATGTCCACGATTTACCCGAGCCACGACCGCCAGTTATAAGATAATAACGCGTTTTAGGCGTTTCTAAAAATAAAGGTTGGTATTTGTCTAATAACTTAATTGATTCCATTACTTGGATTTAAGCCACTCAATTGGCGGCGTTACCTTTTCACCTAAAGTAGTAACATCGATTTGCTGGCGTGGCATACCAAAGCGATAATTTAACCAGGTCTTAATTGCCTGGGTGTCTCCATTCTCGCAGCGATCCAATAGGGCCGCCCATATCTTAGCTGGAACGGCAACCGCGTCCATCTGTTCAATTAGCTTAATTTCGTCAGCCTTTGGCGGTCTGCCTCCACCTGGCCTTGCTCCACCGTGTCCGTTGCTCATCTTGCAAAAATTTGTTTATCCAAGTAAAGATAAAAAAAAGCCTAAGCAAACTTAGGCCCTATCAAAAACCATAATTGTATAGCCAAACCAAGACGCATTTGTTGCGGCGTTCCTAATTGTTTGACTGTCCTTTGCGTTATGCTTAAATCCACGATCTACAATTTGGCCAATAATGTAATCGTTGTTTTTACAATTAACGTGTCCGTTCCCTCCTTGGCCCTCAATTGCCCAGCTAATAACCAAATGCTTTTTGGCGTGCTTACAAATGTTGTCAATAAATTGTTGCTCAAATTCCGCTGGGATATGTTCACCGACTTCAAGCGACAAAACAACGTCAAACATTTTACGCAAATAAAACGGCTTGGATAAGTCCAACACCTTGCCAATTCCATCGCTTAGCGTTTCTGTATTTGGGTTTCCGTCGTATGCCTCAATTTTGTAACCTTCAGCTTTAAAAGCTTTTGCATAGTCTCCTAAACCACAACCAAAATCTACAATTGTCTTGGCTTGTTTTTCTGCTAAATAATTGGACAAAGCTGCGGAAATGCTTAGATCGTAAATATGACCAGTTGCGTCCGTTGTCTCCCAAAATCCTAAATCGTTTATTTTCATATTTTTAAATTTTAAAAAAAAGCTTGAGCAAAACCCAAGCCTTTTCTACATCAACAAACCCAAAAACCTACATTAATAAAATCGTTTGCCCAGTTGGCTCGCCACTAAAATTGCAAAGCTTTCCATTCCATTCAAAGCGTACCTCTTTTTCGCGCCCCTGGTAAGCTGCTGCTAGCGTTCTAATTTGTCTCTGCACAAGCTCTATGCTTTCAAACTTTCCTTTCCCTTTGTTAGACCATGGCGACCATTGGCCGTTTGTTAGTCTGTATCTAATTTCTAAGGAATAATCCGTTTTAATTGGTGCTATTCTAGGCATCTTTTTGTCTAATTACAACCTCCAAGCCAATTGCCTCGCAAATCTGTCTAAGTCTGTTTAGGCTTATGCTTTCCCAGCCGTTCTCTACCTGGTTAATTGGCGCCAAGGACAATCCAATTTTGTCGGACAACTGCTCTTGAGTATAACCAGCGGCTTTGCGTGCCTTTCTTATTAGTAACCCTTCGTAAATGCTCATTTGCTTATTCTTTAGGCAAATATAAAATTGCGATAATAATACAAGTTAAAAACAAGATTTTTGTTTAAAAAGGCACCAATTTATAAATGCCCATATGTATAAACTCCTCGCCTTTTTTAACCAGGCATTTGCGAACGTTTAACTCGAAAACGTTTTTATCATTAAAGCCGTATTTCTTTTGCGCTATGTCAATAAGCAATTTAACTGGGTTGTCTAGATCGCTGGCCTTGTTGCTAAAGCCAAAGAAAAACTCGATTCTCAACATTTCTTTTGGGTCAATTTCAGCTTTTGGCAACATAAATGAAATCGTGCGCTCGTAATGCTTATACTCTTCGGTCTTAAAGCGCTTGCCTTGCCAGGCTTCGTTAACGCTTAATGGTTTTTCGTTTAATTTAAATTGTATCATTTACATTTTGAATAAACCCAAGACCAAAAGATTGTCCATAAAGCAAGAAGTACAATAAATAAAAGCACTCCCGAGATATTTAGCAGCATTAACAAGCTAATGCCTGTCAATGCTACAAAGATTGCGTTTAAGCTATTTTTTTCCATTAGAAAGGTAAGTTATCGTTTTCAATAATGCGCTTCTCTGTCGGCTTAAAATTGCACTCGTTTTTGTTTGCCACTTGTACGGATTCCTTTTGCCAAACTTGTAAATAGTGTGTTGGTTTACCTTCCACAATTTGCGGCTTTTCCTTAATATCTAAGTTTACCCATTCAACATCGTTGTCGTTTAGGTATTGTAAAAGTCCTTCTAAGTCTTTTCTTGATTGGCTAACTTTCCAAATTTCTCCAAACCTGGTTTGAACTAGTTTTGCGTTTCCGCCGTAAATTTTTGACATAGTTGTTTTGTTTAAATTAATTGATCTAAATTTTTATTGTCCTTAATTGCCTGTAAAATAAACAATTTCCAAATCTTATTCTTTGTTTTGGCGCCAACTGTTGACTCCTCAACGTACCTAGTTGTCAACCGCAATTCCTTACGAACGTCGCTTTCTATTTCTTGCACGTTAAATTCCCAAGGTTTTAAAATTCCTTTTTCTTGGAACTTGTTAAACCAGTACATCCCCCAGTCGGCAAGGTGCTTGCAATTTCCCGTTTCTTTGGCTTTTTGGTAATTGTCTCGGAAGGTTTGCTTTCCAATTTCAATCCAGTACGCAATCTCTTCGTTTGTCGGCTCCTTTTCTTTGTTGTTTAGCGCTTGGACTTCTTGGACGATTTGGCTTTGGTGGTGCGCATAATATTGATTAATCCAAACGCTAACCGTTTTCTCGTTAACGTGGTAGAAATCGCCGTACTGGCCACGCATCCCAGCTTGCAAAATGTAGTCAACTCTTGACTCGTTCATCCATCCATATTTTGAAAATAAATCTACTAGGCATTCAAGTAACTCGTTTGCGTCATTTTCTTTATATTCCTTAAATTGTTTCAAACCACAAACAAATTCCATTTTTTGTAGGTGTTTTAAAATTGTCCCTTTCATATTTTACCCTGTTTTTTTAGTTCTTCTTGATACATTTTTGCAAAAATATTTTCTTTAAAATTTTCTTTTTTCGGTACTGGGTTGCCTCTTTTAACCCAATTAAAAAAATGCTCTTTGGCAAGCTTTTCATTTTCTTTAAAATCAGCTTTTAAAATACATTCTTGCCTAAAGGTATTTAAATGGTCTTGAACTTCTTTAAAATCTGCCTTCCAAGTTATAGCTAATCCTTCAAGCCACATCTTATTATTCCATAATTGACGAAAAATTGCATTATGTGAATCCTCATTTACTTTACTTTCTTTTTCTTTAATTTCTTTTATTTCTTTTCCTTTACTTTCCTTTAATTGCATTGCATTCGCATTGCCATCGCTATGCGTTCGTATTGCGTTCGCATCAATATCCCTATTCCAGCGTTTCTTAGCCGATTCTCTAGCCTTTTCGGAACGCTCTTCTTTTAATTCCATGCGTTTTATTAGGCTTTCAGACCAAAAATGTTGCTGGTCCGTTTCAAATAAATCAAAGTCGTTAATTAACCTTTTTATGCAATCTTCATGCGTTTGCAATGCGAACGCAATGCCTTTGTAATGCGTTCGCATCCGAAAGTCGCTTTCGTTCCGTAGCATTTCAATTATGGCCCAAAAAAGACCGTAACCCTCCCAACCCATTTCCATGCGTAATTGCAAAATCTTTGGATCGTCCCTGGCGTTTGAATCGTGCGAAAAGTAATAAGCCTCTTTTTTCATAGTAAATAAAAAAGCCCAACAGGTAGGAGTCTGTCGGGCTAGGTTTAGTAAACCTTTATAAAATCATTTTTGGCTCCTACCTCAAAAATGATTTGATATTCAAATATAAATCTTTTCGATTTAACCAACTAGCGAGCGCCTCTTTAGTTGAAAATAAATGCAACCGTACGAAAGGCCCATTTCTTGAGCAATGACTTTAATTTGCTTGCGGTTTTGCCAGGCTTCAAAAATCAATTCTTTTTCGTGTTCTGTTAAATTGCGGCCCCTCATCTTTTTACGAAATACCGTGCAACTCGTTTGCCATTCTCTAGCGTAACCATGTCGGTTACAACGTTTAAACCTTTGTCTCTTAGATCAGCAATTCTAGCCGCCAACCTAAAGCATCCAAATTGGGTTAAAGCCTCAAGCTGGGTTATGGAATAGCCATTTAAAAGCCAGCCTTTTATTAGCGCGTTTTGTGAGTCGGTCGATTCCATTATTGTATAAGATTAGAAATTTTTAAAACTGCGGCGGTATATACTTTCCTAAATTCCGATTCTGTCATTGGCTCCAAGTGATTTTTTTCCCAAAAATCAGCGTGCCACCTAACTTGGTCAACTTTAATATAAGCGTAACTAAGCAAGTCAGATAAGTAAAAAGGATTTACAACAAGCACGTCCGTTTCATTAATAATCATGTAATGCAAATGGACGATTTTAAAGTACCTTGGGACTTCCATGTGCAACTCGAGTACTTTGGTCGTTTTAATTAAGTAATTTTCCATAGGAGTTTGGTTTTAGGTGTTTAAGAAAGTTTTAAGCCAAGCATATAACCCAGCGCAAAGATTGGCGCAAAAGCCAAGACTGTGTAAATGATTTTTCCGATTACTTTAACTGCTTTTTTCATTGGTGTTTGTTTAAATGTTTAACAAATATTAAAAGAATCTTAGAAATAAAAAAGAATTTATACTTTTTTCTCAATCATGTTTTTAGCCTGGGCAACGTCAAGCAGCTTTTTAACCTTGCGGAATTCTATGTTTTGATCCTCTGCTATTTCTCGGCAGCAATACCCATAAGTTGCCAAAGTTAAGATTCGACTAATTTGGTGATCCGTAAGTATTTGAAATATATTTTCGCCCATCAACTTACGCGGGTAAAGCTCGTGCAACTTCATTTTTGTATAAAGTAGGTACCCAACTTTTTGGTCGTCTAGTCCAAGCGCCTTGGCAATTTTCTTGCGCGTCAACCCTTCCAAGTAAAGCGCCTTAATTTCTTGCATTATCGCATCAAGTTCCATAATCTTTCGAATGTTTCGTTGAAGCTTAATTTCTCTTCGTTGTAGGTGAAGGCCACGCCCTTGGGCGCTAGGT